CCAATGACTTACGTATGTCATCCGTAGTAAGTCCTGTACGTGTAGCTCCTGATATAGGACAACTATTTTTGTAACAGTTCCACACAATATTACCCATGTCATTTGTAATAGTAAAAGTATTCTTAGTCTTACAACTTGGGCAAGCCATGCGTTTACTTTCACCATTACTAAGTGATAGATCATTTATAATATCATGTATATTCATATTATATAACTTTCTATGTTACTCGTAAGTACTCGATTGTACACTTACATTTCTCTGTGTCAAGGCACTATTTGCAGAAGCGTAAGTATGTTTCATATATGGTTTCACAGAAGACACATGTGTGTGTCCTGTCACTGACATAACTTGGGGTAAAGGTACGCCCTTATCTATCATCTGTGTTACCCCAGTTCTACGTAAGTCCATAAGACGTAGCTCTTCAGGCAGTCCAGCTAGTCGCATGACACGTCTGCCTACCTTAGATAGACGTTCCATTGCATAGACATTGTAGCTGCCAGCCACAGGACGTGGGTGTGGTGCAACATACTTCTGAAAACCAAAGTCATTATGTTGTTGCTTCAACATGTGCAGTAGATTGTCAGAGATAGGAAGGCTAACGTCTGCCCTACGTTTACTCTGCTCTAGTTGCAGCTTACCTTGCGTCAAGTCTACGTTGTCCCACTCTAACATACGCATGTCTCCTAACCTCTGACACCATTCGTATGCCATCTGTACAATGAGTCCAATGTTGCGGTACTCAAAGTCGCTGTACGCTTTATCAAGGAACCCGACAACTTCACCATGTGACCACACCACCTTGCGTTGAGGCACAGACTTACGTTTTATTTTAGACCAAGGGTTTTGTGTGGCGTACTCCATTTGTATAGCGTAGTTGTATATCCTACTGGCACAAGTGGCAGCATGATTAGCAAATGGTACACCACGCTTAACCCATTCTTCGTAGGCTTGCTTGGCAACCTTGGATGTAACAGTGGTGTACTTACGTGTACCCATAGACTGATGTAGTATCGTAAGAAAGTATCTGTAGTCTACCTTAGTTGTATCACGTAACATATTGAAATCATTAGATTGATAGTAGAAGTTAATCAAGTCTGTTACCTTGCTGCCCTTGTGTAGTTTGGCGATGTGAAGTTTTTCCTCACGCCATGTGTCGATGTTATCATTGTGTTGTTTAACTAACTTACACACTTGCCTTAGGTCTGTGCCATAAGTCTCTCGTATAACTAAGCCTTCGTCCACTAGTATCTGTGGTGGGTTAAAGCGGTATGAGATCACCCCTGAGGGTGACACTCGTTCTTGTACGTAGCGTGGTAGCTTAGACATTAAGCTGCTTCCAAGTAACGAAAGCGATCATCACTAACCCACTTGCTTACCTCTTGCTCACGTGACCACATGCTGATTGCCTGTGTGTCATTGCCTGTTGTCTTGAGGTTGAAGCCATTACGTTCATCAGCATAGCTGGCATAGTTAGTCATAGCACTATACAATGCAAACTTATTGTGACCACGTGTTCCTGCCTCTTGCATATACAAACTGTACATACGCTCAGACTTACGCTTAGACCCTAGCATGTCATCAAGCAGAGTGCTTACGTCTACATACTTGAGGTCTGTGTTAGCCCACACCTGCATCTTCTCTGCCTGTGTATAGAAGTCAGTCCTTGCACGATTTAATTCATAGATAAAACTATTCATCGTGAAGTTAGACGTGTTCTTCTTACGCACCTTGTCGTGGTCACCAGTAATCATACCATTGGTACAGAAGAAATCTATCGCACCAAAGTATACTTGATTGCTACATGACCCATCAATACCGTGAAGGCTTATGATACGATTGCCAATGGATGTCTCGAACTTATCTGTCTTGATAGTTGACGTGACGTTAGGCAGGGTGATGTCAAGCATAGCCCATGCACCATTACGTGCTGTATTAAAGTTGAAGTCAGCGTCTTCAAGATCCTGTGCGGATAGTGTCTCTGTTGCAGTGTCAACTACACCACGAAAGAAGTCACCATGTGACGCACATCTAAAAGATTTACCAACAATACCAAGGGGTTGGCCTGTCATTTCATTGATGACATATTTCTTGTCGTGCATACGAGTGTCCTCAAATGTTACGTCGAAGTCTAAGTGAAAGGGAATATCAAAAGGCATACTGTTCTCCTATGTTTGTATGTGTGGCAACTGTGCCATAGTTGTATAGTACATGTCTACACTGTAATAGTAACGGTAAGCTATTCATAGAACTTATGTGATCCATATGTCACAGTAATGTCTAGCATAGCAGACCAGTAGGGCTTAACGTACCGTGCATGGTAGTGAGTAGCACCCTTAGTTGGATCAGGAACTTTACCTGACAGTGCATTGTCTGCCACTATCAAAGCTCTTGCCCATGCTATCTCTTCGTGTGCTGTGTCTGACTTACCATCACAGTACCAGCTAAACTGACAGCGGTGCTTACCTTTGGTATAGCCCTGTTGTACAACTGAACAGGCATCATCAGGCCACCTATCATGTTGCACTCTGTTTAATACTACGTGTGCTACTGCATACTGTCCCACCATAGGCTCACTTCGTGCCTCATGGTAAACGTTCAATGCTACACACATTAATGCTGCACTAATCATTTGTTATCTCCTAATCTGTTTGATCTATGACTATAAAATTATACTCAGGAAGTATCTTCCGAACATGCTCTGGACTATACGCCATCACATAAATTGTAACACGCTTGTTTTCATAATCATCAAACTCAACATAGTATCTAATCATTTTTTATAATCCTTTGTTTGAGGGATTGGATGACCAGACCAATCGTCACAGGGGTCATCCTCTCTTCCGTTATTGTAGGGCAATGGGTGCTGGGTGTATATAACCATAGCTTGTGTATTCCTTATGTATGTACTCCGCACAGTCTACAAATTCTACCTGTGCATCTGGATGATTAAACAAAGCCATGTGTATTGCGAACTCAGTTGCAGTGGCCCAGCTATTTACAGCAGGGTACGTGTCATCTAACTTAACGACTGACACTGTACCGTCTACCTCAATGGTCACATCATATGCCATTACTGCCATAGATTAATCTTCATCATCATCACAGTAACATGGTAACTCAGACACTGCGTCCTTAGTTATCTGTGGGAACCAATCACTTAAACTGATCTCAGCCTGATCAATTGCAATCATGTCTTCAGCGTCTACTTTATACCCCTCGTGGCATGAGAAGTCAGCGTGACGTAGAGTTATGTATGCCTGTTTGAGTGCCCTAAGTTGACCTTTAGATAGTGAAGTTGCACGGTCATTACGCTTTACCATCTTAGCTTCACGTTTAATCTGCCATTGCTCATGAGGTGTTAGTTCTACTGCCTCAGTTTTTGTAGTGTTAGCCATATTATGCTGCTCCCTTTAGTTTTGCATCTACTTCTTTGATCCACTTGACCAACACCTTACGCTGTCGAACAAGCAAGCCACGCTCTGTGTTACGCTTACGTTTGATTAGCTTAAGTGTGTGCATCATCTGTACACGATACTTAACACGCTCCACATACTCATTCATATCATCTGCAATCTGTTTAATACCTTTAGTATCATAGTTCTCTACTATGTAGTCATCTAAAGTTGCGTAGTTGTAGGTAAGCATTTCAGCTTTCTTCATGTGAAATGTATGCTTGACATACAACTCAGGCTTGATTGCTTTAACTACTGGGCGGGTTGTTGTGTTAGTGTTGGTCATAGCTGGTTTCTCCTATGCTACGTTAAGTTGAAGTGTTACATCTATTTCATACCAACCTGTCGGCATACATAGATGTGTTTGGTTTCGTGTTAGGTCTACCAGTAGATCACCGACAGACATACTTGAGGGCTTGGCGATAGGGTATGTTGTTATGTCCCCTAGTCCATAGCTGTTACCCTCATCAAAGATAGCCTCAAAGGGTGTTCGATTACCTACGGTAGACTTGTCGTGCATAATCATAGTAGGCTCATACATATCGTGGTACAAGGCATCTTCAACAGCAGTCTTTGCTGTGTCGTTAGTTGGCATACCAAGTGCAAAGTATGCACTAGCGTATACACTGTTGGGTTTATTGTTGATGTGTTCTACAACTGCTTGTGATTTCTTACGTTGGTATATCATGTACGTTGCCATGTCAAGCTATCCTTTTGCTTTTAAAATTAGTAGTGCCATGCTGCAATTGCAACTTGGTATTCCTTGCAACCTTACGGCTACGCTTCCATTCATCACGCTTTAATTTAGGTCCGACATCGGACTTAACTTTAGTCATCTTGATGAAGTTCTGCATTTCGTATTGCATCATACGTGTCCTTTCGTCTGTTACGTTTAGCTTTGCTACCCTTCTTAGGCAGCACTACCTGTGGGGCTTTGCGCTCTTGCAACATAGCCTTTGCCACAGGATTTACAATCCCCACTGATACTTTTTTAATCATTACTCAAACCCATATGTTACACATTCAACGTGGAACCTAGACACTACGTCACCAGTATCTAAGGCACGGTTGGCACGATTGCCAGCTACATAGAAGCACCAGCTATTCCACCAGTATTCTGCTGATGATTCGTAATTTGACGCTGAAAGTTGGCCTCGCAGATCATGACATAACTGTACATACTCTGCTATCTTGCGGCGTATAGTAGGTTCTTTAGCCTTCATGTTTAGCTTGACGGCACTGCTAGACACATCAAACCTTGTAAGGTTATGGCTATCTAAACAGGCTGTATTAAAGCCTAAGCATTGTGCAAAGAATGCAGCCTTGACCATGCCAAGATTAGGCACGTTGATAAACAGTCGTATGATTTCCTGACATCCCATAGGTGTATCATAGCCATACTTGTCAGCTATGTCGTACACTTTGCCATACAAGTAATCGGCATTGTCTATAAGGTACATGTAGCCTTCAGCTTTTTTGCCCCATAGGCAGTCAGCTTGGTAGACGTCACGTTCAACCTTGACCATGCTACCTTTGACGGTAGACAAGCCAGCTTGTATTGTAAGCAATACGAATAGGCCAGTGTTGACTAGGGCATCAGGGCCACGCCATTTCACAAAGGCTTTGATCTCATTTACGTCACGTTGGTACATTTATTTATCCTTCCAAAATATTGAGTGCCATTCACTGGGCGTGATACCTGTTTTAAGAAACTCACGTTCATCGGCAGATAGATCTGGCATCACGTCTTGTATGGGTACGCCTTCCATCCACAATGTAATCTGCTTTTCAGACACTTCTATATTCATTTCATTTAGAGTGCCAGACATCATGGATCTTTTACCAACTAACATTTTATTTATCCTTTAAGTTAGGTCCGACATCGGACTTAATAAGCATCTTATATTCAAGTGTCAACCCATCCAGTATCTTCACGAAACTCGACTAGGTTATCATCGGCATCGTATACCTTATGTATGTTAGGGCCATTGCCAAACTTAGCCAATCGTCTAGCCGTATCTAAACGTGCTTGCAATCGTTGCAAACGTGTTTGCTTAGGTGTCGGCATAGCCCTAACATTACTATTATGCTGAATGTATTTCATACATTGTACCTTTCAGATTAGTGGTTTGATTGGTATTAGTAAGCAACACCTTAATAGGTGCTACCCAGAATATCAATCTTTATTTGAGGTCAGCGTCCTGTAGCTTATAACTAAGCTGCATAATGCTATCATATACAGCGCCGAGTGCTTGATTAGATCTGTCACCCGTTGCCATAGCCGCAGCAATGTCACGCAATTCTTTTACTGTTTGTATATTGTCCATTTTGTATTCCTTTTTTGGTTGAGTGGTAACAGCCTAAGCTGCTACCTCAGTTTTAGTTAGGTCCGACATCGGACTAAGCAAACTTGTGCATCTTACGTTCACTTACACGGTTAGGCTTGTGCTCAAAGTACACAGAACGCTTGCCAAAGTGTACGGCATTTGTGCATTTACCAAACGTGATTTTATATCCACGTGATTTGACAATACGTTTGCGAGTTAAGCCTTTGATACCTAACACATTAAAACGAAAGCCTTTGGTATTATCATTAAGATTTTTTATAGATACTAGTGCCATTGTTTGATCCTTTCACGATCAAGTTAAAATATCATAGTACCCAAATGTTATGCGGATACTAAACTAATTTAACTTAGCATTGTAGTGGTAACAGCCTAAGCTGCTACCTTTGTTTGTGTTTCGTTTACATCCACATTTGCCAATAGCATCTCTGCTACATCCATTATGTCTATTTCATTTGCTTTGCAAACTGCGACTAGATGCTTGTATACTTCCTCAGCGGTTATGCTACCGCCATCTGAAGCCTTAGGTCCGACATCGGACTTAACCTCTGCCTCAGCTTCAACCTCAGCCTCTGGCTTTGACGCTATCGCTACCGCCTTTTGCAAGGCAGACAATGATGTGAAGCCTTTCTTGCTATCAGCAATAAACTTGCGGCAATCGGTTTCGTTGTCAGCAAACCACATGGCCTCTGCCCTACGCCGCTTGTCTATTGTATGCAGATGACAATCACGGATTCGTTGGGCTGATATACGTTCGCCGCCTTCAGCCTTGAGTTCGAGCATAAGCTTTCCAAGCCGTGTGTCAAAGCCATCAACTTTTGTGAAGCCATCGAAACGCTTCATGTCTGCCTTTACGATCTTGTCCCACTGCTCGGCTAACGCTTTGCCGTGATCCTCTAATGTGTTTATGTTCTGAGCTTGTAAGTTGGTCATCCGATTTTCCTTTTCGGTAGGTTTGAAGTTGTGCCATTAAACAATCAGTTCTCACCACAGATGTCAACACCCTATTTTACTACGTAGTAGTAGTTCAGCAAATTAGGTCCGACATCGGACTTAACTCAGCCCAAAACGAATCACTTGCCTCGTGCCTACACATGTGTGTGGATGTGTGTGGATGTGTGTGGATGTGTGTGGATGTGTAGCGTACATCTGCGCAGATGCATGTGACCACATGCGTTAGGGGGGTGGGTATGTGGAAAACATTGGGATGTGCTTTTGAGATCTATTTGATGGTGATTGTTTATATGCATCGGCGCTGCTACACGCCTTCACTTCTCACACGCCCGCCCTCACATCACATTGTGCATGGGCAACTGATTGTGTAACACTTGCCGAGTTCTTGTAAGTACCTGTAAACATTGATGATTTGTGTTGCATGGTGGCTTATGCCTCGCATTATGCGTACACCTACACACGTACATGTAACGTGGGCGCACATACACGCACACATATGCGGGTGCGCAGGGGCCACCGGGGGGGTGTACGTATATATGCATGTATCCCAACACGGATCAGGAAAATGTAGTGTTAACCACATTACATATATAGTGGTTTACAGTTAGGTGTGATCACAAATGTATGTATATGTGGTCACAAAGAGGTGTGATATATGTGCAACATAGTCACATTAATAAATATAATGCTACCATTGTACGATTTAGTATTGACATGGTATTCAAAATGTGTAAAACTATACAAGAGAGAGAGATTGGGTAGGTCACTATAAGTGATACACGTACAGTATACACTTAAACTATATATACTTACCTATAAATAATATATATGTATAATAACATATAAGTATACACGTACAGTGATACACTTAAGTGACACATATTATAACTATACATGTAGGATAATCGCTGTTAAGCGAGGATTATTTATATTTGTACATAAAAAGTATTGACAATGACAAAGAAATCAGTAAAACTAAGGACAGACAATGTTCTTGAAGAGTTCTATAAGCACGTATTGCGTGGTAATCTTGAAGACTTACATATTCCCCACAGTGATGTATACTATGTACGTGAAGCAGTGCAGAATCATTACGGTAAACCATTTACCTTAGAGCATGTAGAGTGGGCTATGCGTAAAGAAGGATGGATTGATGGCAATACCCGAAAGAGTTAAGACTAAAATGAAAGACGAAGGGCTGTCTGGTGTAAATAAACCTAAGCGTACACCTAGCCACCCTAAGAAGTCACACTGCGTAATGGCTAAAGAAGGTGACACTTATAAATTTATAAGGTTTGGACAGCAAGGCGTAAGTGGTGCTGGTAAGAATCCTTCAACTGCTAAAGATAAAGCTCGTAAGAAAAGTTATTATGCAAGACACAATGCGCAAGACTCTAAGCCTAGTAAGCTAAGTGCTCGTTATTGGTCACACAAAGTAAAATGGTAAAGGAATAATACAATGGCAGGACTAGACAAATCACAAAGACCTCAAATGCGCTCTAGATCTATAGGGGCTAGTAGACCTAATGATCCTGCTACTAGCGGAACAAAGGCACTACAACCTATGGCAGATAAACCTATGGCACAATCTGCTCTTGGTAAAATGTCTATTCCCCAACTACAACGAATGCTTAAAACAGAAAAAAATCCTGAGACACGTCAAAGGATAGTAGATGCCCTACGTAAGGCTACAAGTATAGTTAAGGGTGAGAAAAAGTTTATAGATAAGATGACGGATAAAGCATCTAAGTTGTCTGAGGGTGGACTTACACAACCTACAAAAAACCAAACTGGTTTAAAGAAACTGCCTACTGCTGTACGTAATAAGATGGGCTTCTTTAAAAGTGGTGGCATGGCTCCTTCAGGTAACAATGATATGCGTAAAGGTGGTATGTTTAAGTAACCATAACATCAAAAGGGAATAAACAATTATGACAACATCAAAAGTAGCATCTGAAGCACGAAGAGAATCATCAGCCGTGGCAGCAAACAGGATGAAAGAAAAGTTTGATGGACTGAAAGCAGGTATCTTAACAAGATATGAGGACTCTGGTACAAGTGGTGCGGCACAGCAGAAGAAAGAGCTTGCTGCACTTGAGATTAAAAAGAAAGCTGCACTTGCTAAGCTACGTGAAAAACAAGCTAAAGATATAAAGAGTGTGAAGCGTTATGGCAAAGATGCCATGAAGGCTAGAACGTTTGCTTCATACAGTGAGGGTGGCCTAACTTCTTCAGGTAACAATGATATGCGTAAAGGGGGCATGTTTAAGTAATGTCATTAACTAATCAAAACAAAACTAAAGTTAAGAAAGTTATTAAAGGTTTGAATAAAGCCTCTAAGCTACATGCAGGTCAAGCTAAGACATTGAAGGGTATGGTTAATGGCAAAGCAAAAAGACCCAAAGCTAGGAACAGGTAAGAAGCCTAAAGGTTCTGGTCGTAGGTTATATACAGACGAGAACCCTAAAGATACCGTACCCATTAAGTTTGCTACTGTAGCAGATGCAAAAGCTACAATAGCTAAAGTTAAAAGAATAGACAAACCTTACGCAAGAAAGATTCAGATATTGACGGTAGCTGAACAACGTGCTAAAGTTATGAAGAAGACAACCATAGCGGAACTCTTCAGAAAAGCTAAAGCAGACTTGCGAAGGAAACATAATGCCGTATCTACAAAGTAACATACCTCACTTTAAGGCATGGGTAAGACGAGAGTACACAAAGAACCTAGAAGAGTATCACGGAGAGTTTCTACATTGTATGGTGGTTGCAGTAACAACAATGCCAAACAGAACTCTAAGCTTCCAGGTTATATTTACAGGCTGTGAGTCAGATGATTCAGAAGAAGAACAGAATGTACATGGGGGAGCAATGTGGGCTAGGATGCCTCTAACAGCCCTAGTAGCAGACACAGCTTACGAAGAGTGGCCTGAAGCACTACCACCTTATCTAGCACAACCTTGGGACTGTATGTCTCACACACACAGTGTTTATAAGATAGAACGTGCAAGCCCAGCTCCTTGGATAGCAAAGATAGACGGGGAATTTTACCCAGCTAAGTATTACTTCACTGTTGACTACACAGATAATGAAGTAGCAGACGATCCTGCACAACACAAACAGTCTCATATTTTAGAGCTGTTAGACGCAGGTAAGTATACTGGTAACATAGTTGCGTTACCTAATAATAGAGTGAGAGTAACTCACCCAGCTTGGTTTGAAACAGGAGATGGTCCTCCTGACTTTAAACCTAATCAACATACTTTTAATTCAAAGGAAGATGTTGAGTACGTTTGGGACACGCAACGTGTTTTCAATAACTTATATCAGGAGCCAGAAGAATGAAAATGAAGAAAAAGGGTGCAGCTAAGGGCGGCATGATGAAGAAAAAAGGTGCTGCCAAAGGTGGTATGATGAAGAAAAAAGGATATGCCGCTGGTGGTCTACCTATGACTACCGTTAATGGAATGAAAGTACCTAAGTTTGCAGCAGATGGTAAGGGTGCAAATGATATGAAAAAAGGTATGAAAGCAGGTGGCATGGCTAAAAAGGGTTATGCCAAAGGTGGAATGAAAAAAGGCTATGCTAAAGGTGGTAAGGTTATGACTTACAATCTTGGTGGAATGGTTAAGTCCCAAACAAACAATCTGAAGAAGGGTAAGTAAATATGGCTACCCTTACAGAGTATCTTAATGCAAAGATTAAAGCAAAAGGCTCTACTCTTTCTAAAGAAAAAGCAAAAGCTAAAAAATATAAAAGTATTTCTGCAGCTAAAAAAGCAGGTGCTTTGTACTACACAAATAAAGAAGGTAAGGTTATGGCTGCTGTATTTGCAGAAGACCTTAAAAAACCATTAGCACCTAAAAAATCTGCTAGGCCTAAAGCTCGTCCTAAACCAGTTTCTGAAGCAGTCTTTGTTGAAAGAGAAAATACAAGGATGAGGGCAGAAGAAAAGGCTGCTTATGAGAAAAAACTATTAGAAGCTATGAACGCTGTAGGCATAACTGACAAGACTAGGAAAGCAAGGGGTTTTGATCCTATGAATCTAGCTGGGCCAAGTGCCGCAGCACGTAAAAAATTAGCTGCTAAAAAATTAGCTGCTAAAAAGAAAAAACCCACTAAAAAGAAATCAAATATAAAATAGTGGCGTACCCACAGGAACAAGTAACGTGGTAATACCACAAAAAAAGGAATATAATCATGGCAACAACTATACTCACTCAAGGTATTGAGGAATATGAAAGCAATATCACATTTGGTGATGGTATTGATATTACAGGATCAATTAAAACTACTGCAGGTTCTCACATGCAGTATACTGAAGCTGCAGGATATGCTGCCTCTGACTTCTTAGTTGGTAAAGGTAGTAGCTCATACGGAACAGTAGATCCATTTACTTCTGGAGCAAGCCAACTATTTCCATTAGGAAGTAAACTACTCTATGGTAACACTACATACCGTTACTGTAAGATGGCTGCAACTGCAGTAACAGCAGGTAAGTGTGTAACTCACGCTGCCTCTATTGCACACCACTTTGATCTAGCCCCTACTGCTGACGTAGCTGCTGGTGAAACTGCAATCTCAGTAGAAACTGCTGGTGATACTGACATTACACTTAATCAATATGCAGGTGGTTACTTGTATATTAATGATGGTGCAGGTGAAGGTCAGATGCTCCGTATCCGTTCTAACCCAGCACACGATCACTCAAGTGATCCTTCTATTGTTATCACTACTTATGATGACTTAGCAACAGCTATTACAGCTTCTTCTAGCACACGAATTACTCTTATCGCTGATCCACTCAGTGCTTTGATTGTTCAGGCTGCTACAACTACAGGCGCAACAATGGGTGTCACAGTAGTAGACATGGCTGCTTCTCACTTCGGTTGGATGGCAGTATCAGGTCCACAGACTGTACTTACTTCAGGTACACTTGTTGTAGGTAACCATGCTGTACCTTTGGGTGCTTCTGGTGCTGTTGGTCCTGCTGCAGGGGATGTTATTCAGGTAATTGGTACAGTTATGATTGTTAACGTAACTACTGACTACTCACTGATTAACCTTTATGGCATTGTCTAATGATGTATCAAACTAACTTACAAGGAGCGAGTACTGCTTTAAGTTGGGGTGTACAGACTGTATTGACTGTTAGTACCACTACGTTACACGTTGACGTTAGTGATACTAACATGATTTATCTGCATACAACTTTGCCAATCTATATTAGTTTTACTGCGGCAGAGGCAGATATTGTAACAGCGAATGATTTAATTCTTGAAGTCCCTCGACTGCTTACACCGTCTGATGATTCTGTAGTATATGTTCCTACAACGTATACTCTTGTCGTACCTAATGCGGTAGACCCTACAGAAACAAAAGCACTAAACCCTACTGCATCAGTAATAAAGATGAATCTCTTAAGGGGGATATCTTCTAATGCTACAGTGAGAGTGATTCTCGCATAAAAAAGTAACCTCGTTGTGTAATAAATGCATAACGGGGTTGCACTATTATCTGTTTTAATTTAGACTAAAATGTGTAAAACTATCTCCAGCACAACAACAAGGAGACAGTGCATGTTTAGAAAATTAATTAAAATGATTCAAATCAGCCAAGAAAAAAGAGTAGCTCATTGGCAGCTACGAAATATGTCAGACAATCAGTTAAAAGATATAGGAGTTACACGTGGTGAAATCGAAGGCAAAATCTACCGTCAATGCGGCAGGTAATTATACTAAGCCTAGTATGCGTAAGTCTCTTGTAGCTTCTGTAAAGGCTGGCTCTTCAGGTGGTAAACCTGGGCAGTGGTCTGCACGTAAGGCTCAAATGGTTGCAAAACAATATAAAGCAAAGGGTGGTGGTTACAAATGAGAAAATATTTAAAAAGACTTTGGTGCGCTTTAATAAATAAGAAGTGTAATAAAGAGTGTAAATGCTGTTAACATGGCTTTAGCTAAATCCCAAAAGAGCTTAAAATCATGGTCCAAACAAAAGTGGCGTACAAAGAGTGGCAAGCCCAGTGCTAAAACTGGTGAGCGTTATCTACCTGCTAAGGCTATCAAGTCTCTTACTCCTGCTGAGTACGCCACTACAACCAGAGCTAAGCGAGCAGGCACTAAGGCAGGTAAGCAGCATGTGGCTCAACCTAAAAAAATTGCAAAAAAGACAAGACCCTACAGGAAAGTAACATAATGACTCGTAATCTTACGGAAAAACAACAGAAATTTTTAGATGTGTTGTTTGAAGAAGCACAGGGTAATCCAGTAAAAGCACTTAAGATTGCTGAATATGCTCATGGTGTATCTTCTACAACTGTTTTAAATGCTTTGCAAGACGAAGTTGCAGAGTTAACTAAGAAGTTTATCTCTACCCGTGGGCCACAAGCAGCTTGGTCTTTAATGGAAGTACTAAACAATCCTACAGACTTAGGTAACAAAGAGAAAATGGCAGCAGCTAAAGATCTTCTTGACAGGGCTGGTTTTGTTAAGACTGAAAAAGTTGAAGTAAAAACTGAAAGCCCTTTATTTATCTTACCTCCAAAAGCAAATGAAGATTAGAAAAGAATGGACACTTCCAGCTCCTGATAAAATAGATAACGGTTATATTTGGACCCCTGTAGTAAGAATAGGAAGACATGTACCGTTTGGATACGAGCAAGACCCAGAAGATGATGATGTACTCTTACCGATTGAAGATGAGTTAGAACTATACGAACAAGCTAAAAAGTACCTTAAACAGTACAGTTACCGTGATGTAGCTAATTGGCTCAGTACTCAATCAGATAGATATATTTCACACGTGGGCTTATATAAAAGAGTTAAACTTGACCAAAAGCGTAAGAGAGAAGCTTCAAACCAACGCTACCTTGCCCAGCGTTACAAAGAAGCCCTTGAAAAAGCAGAAAAAATCGAAGCTAGAATCAAGTAATGTAGTAAGGAAAGTACCAGCAGTATCTAAACCTGCTCCTGTTGATATAGAGGTTGCACAGAAAGTAATTAGGGATGTTATCTTTGAGCCTAACCCTGGACCACAGACAGCTTTCCTAGCCTCT